AGGTACGCTACTGACCCATATTTAACATATCCCAACACATATTTAACAATCGCTAACAGACTTTGGCATGCTTTTTGCTATTGGTCGCCATTACCGTTTTTTAACATTTGGCGGCGCACTTTGGCACGGTTTTTGCTATGTGTTAAACTTTCATAAAAATGTTTTGGCACGGTTTTTGTAGTGCGCAAGTTTGGCACGGTTTTTGTTATGCGTGTGCGCCCGTGAAATTGTTTCACGTGGAACACAACACCAAGAGTTAAGAAAAGTTAAAACGAAAATAAATTGTGCGCTTATGCTTGTATGTTAGAAAAAAGTTGTATCTTTGCAACGTGTTACTTAAACATTTTGAAATTATGAAAGAGTTTATACAGCATTTCAGAGAGCAACCGAAAGAAGTTATTAAAGAAGTTGCAATGTGTTATGATTTTCGCCGTATGTGGTGCGATGTTGTTTTTATCTGCAATCTTGCAGGGTTGCAGCGTTTCAAAGGGTACAACGGTACGGGGCAAAGCAACGATAATCACAACCGATACAACGATAGTCAAACACAACGGCACGTTGAAATTTAAGAAGTCTATGTTTAACAATTAAAAGTTTACTACAATGGAAGAAAAAAGAAACGCATTTGACGAATTTAGTTTTGCCGCTTTGTCGGCTTTGGGTAGCCTTATGGCGTGTAACGAAGTTTGCCGCAACCAACGTGCGGTTATGAAAATAAACCGCTTTCGTGCGTGGCTTATGGACTTGAAGCCGCAAGACAACTCCGAACCGAATTTGCCGTTTGACGGCGAACCGCAAGGACAGACAGCCGAATAATTAACAAGAAGTTTAACAATTAAAAGATTACTACAATGAAAAGTTTTGCAAGTAAATTTAACAAGACTACGTTTGGCATTGACACAACCGACTTTCAGTACACCAAGTTAGCCGATATTTTCAACTCAAACAGCGAGGGCGGCAAAGATGTGGTACACAAGATTAACGGGCTTTATGTCCACAAGTCGCAGTTGGGCGATAGTCCTGTAATCATTGACGAAGAGAACAAACGGTTGGTGAACTTACCAAGCCACACCGCCGAAACGGTACGGGAAATACTTGCCGATGATGATGCGGTACAAACTATCAAAGACGGCAAAGTCGGGTACACGATTTACGAGTACGAGAGCCACGGCAAGAAGTGTTATTCTATTTCGTTTGTGGACTTGTAAGAGTTTGAAAAGTTATGTTTAACTTTGTAGGGGTTGCAATGTTTGTAACCCCTATTTAATATAACAGCGTATGGCGAAGTCAGGTTTCAAGATTAAATTTACAAAGTCTGTATTTGAAGCAACCCAACGGGCGAAAATCAAAAAAGAGATATTGCAAGCCGTGGAAAGCAGCCCCAAATACCGCAAAGAGATTGCAAGGGTTTTCCAAATGGCAAACCGCCGTATTCAGAACATAGAGCAAAGCGGACAACTTTCGCCAGCCGTGCAAGCGTTAAACAAAGGCGATGTAAAAGGGTTTACCAAATTTTCTATGCGTGGCGATTGGAACACCCTAAAAATTGAGTACGGCAAGGCGATTTCGTTTTTACGCCAGCCAACCAGTACGGCGCAAGGTGCAAGGCAGTACGGGCAACACCTGCAACGTATGTACGATTTAACGCCCGATGAGTACAACCTTATGGCAAGGAACTTGCAGGGCAAGTTAAACAGCGTTTCCGATAGTGATTTCGTGGAACGGTATTTGATGCGGTACAAAGATTTCACGGGCGAAATGGAGCAAAGCGCAAGCGATATAAGCACCCAAATAGAAAGTGAAGCGCAAAGCATATCACGGGCGATTGATGCAGAGATAGAAAGGCAGGCAAATGAGGTAGCCGACCAAATGGAGGATATGCGAAACGATATAGAACGGATATTGCGCAACTTTAACAAGTTTGGCTTATGAAAAAAATACCTTTTGAGTTGCAGGAAAGAATAAACAGCCCGACCGAAATAGCAAGCGTCTTGCAACGTGCCGTAAACGAAAAAAACATTATCGGAAACAGCAAGGGCGAAAGGTTTTACAACGTGCCGTGCGCCTTTGATATTGAAGCAACAAGTTTTTACCGTGATACGGACGGACGGGCGTACACATACGAGCAAATGCAGCGTATGCAGGACGGGAACGGGCGCAAGGCGAAATTAGAGAAAGCCGCAATAATGTACGTTTGGCAGTTTGGCATAAACGGATATACGATAATGGGGCGCACGTGGGGCGAGTTTGTCACGATGATGCAGACCGTAAGCGAGGTTTTGCAACTGAATGACAAATTACGCCTTATTGTGTATGCGCATAACCTTTCATACGAATTTCAGTTTTTGCGCAAGTGGTTTGAGTGGCAACGGGTTTTCAGTATTGATTTGCGCAAACCGATTTACGCAATAACAACGGGCAACATTGAGTTTAGATGCAGTTACTTGCTTTCGGGTTATTCGCTTGCAAAGTTGGGCGAACAACTTATGAAATACAAGTGTGCAAAAGCCGTTGGCGATTTGGACTACCAGCAAATAAGGCACAGCGAAACGCCGCTGACTGATGCGGAAATACATTATTGCATAAACGATATTAAAGTCGTGATGTGCTACATACAAGAACGCATAGAGGAAAGCAAGGGGATAACGCACATACCGATAACAAAGACGGGGTTTGTGCGCAAGTATTGCCGTGCGCATTGTTTGCGTGAAAAAAGCGATGCAGGAAAGACCGTACCAAATTGGGATTACGTAAACTTGATGCAGGAACTACAAATTACGGGTATGAATGAATTTAATATGCTGCAACGTGCGTTTGCAGGCGGCTTTACACACGCCAACGCCGAATATACAGACGAAATAATGTACAACGTGGATAGTTACGACTTTACAAGCAGTTACCCGTATGTAATGATAGCGGAAAAATACCCGATGTCGCAAGGCGTTGCAATCACGGTTAAGAGTACGGCGCAATTTGAGTTTTTAATATCAAAGTATTGTTGCGTGTTCGATATTGAGTTTACCAACATATTTGCCAGCGAAACGCAAGACAACCCGATTTCGGCAAGCAAATGTTTTGTGAAAGAAAACCCGTGCGAAAATAACGGGCGCATTGTGGCGGCTTCAAAAATAGCACTGACAATTACCGATGTAGACTTTAATATAATCAAAAACTTTTATACGTGGGAAAGTATGCGTGTCGGCGAAATGTATTGTTACAAGAAAGAGTATTTGCCGACACCGTTTGTAAAATCAATACTACATTTGTACGAAAGCAAGACGAAATTAAAAGGCGTTGAGGGCAAAGAAGTGGAATATCTAAACAGCAAGGAAATGTTAAACAGTTGTTACGGTATGAGTGTTACCAACCCTTTGCGTGATGAGTTTACATATAACGGCGAATGGGATATTAACTCAATGACAGCCGAACAAAAACAAGAACTTTTATACAAGTACAACACCAGCAAAAACCGTTTCTTGTTTTACCCGTGGGGCATTTTCGTAACCGCATACGCACGGCGCAACCTTTTCACGGGCATACACGAAGCAAAAGACGATTACATATACAGCGACACCGACAGCATTAAAATAATGAACGGCAAGGCGCACGAAGCATATTTCAAGGCTTATAATATGCAGGTGCAAATGAAATTGCGAGCCGCCTGCAAGTACCACGGTTTGCCGTTTTCCCTTTGCGAGCCGCAAACGATAAAAGGCATAACAAAGACTTTGGGCGTTTGGGATTTTGAAGGCACATATACACGGTTTAAGACGCTGGGAGCTAAACGGTATATGGTGCAAGAACCGAACGCACTAAAAGCAGGCGGACGGGCTTACGATTTCAGTTTAACCGTGTCGGGCGTGAACAAAAAAGCCGCTATCCCGTACCTTATTGAAAAGTACGGGGGAAACGGTATCTTTGACGCTTTCACTAATTATTTGGATATACCGCCGCAAGCAACGGGCAAAAACATACACACATACATAGACTACGAGATACAAGGCGAAATAACCGACTACAAAGGCAGCACGGCGCATTACAACGAACGCACGGGCGTACATTTAGAGCCGACCGGATACAGCCTTTCCCTTTCGGTTATGTACATAAATTATTTGCGTGGAATTAAATTTAAGGACTAAAATAATAAGAGTATGACAACAAGAAAGACAAAGACAGACAAGCCGAAATTTTACGACTTGAAAGCGATTTTAAGCAAGAACGCCGACTATAATGTTATATTTGGCGAAAGGTCAAACGGCAAGACTTATGCAGCCTTAAAATATGGTTTGGAAAACTATATCAAGACGGGCAAACAAATGGCGTATATACGCCGATGGCGTGAGGACTTACGGGGCAAACGTGCCGAAAGTCTGTTTGCAAATCACGTGGCAAACGGGCTTATTGAGGAACTGACAGAGGGCAAATTTAACGAAGTGTTCTATATGTCGAACAAATGGTTTTTGTCGTACTACGATGCAGAGAAAAACAAGCGGACACCCGACCCGACCCCGTTTTGTTACGGGTTTTGTTTGTCCGAGCAGGAACACGAAAAAAGTAGCAGTTACCCGAATGTTACAACGATTGTGTTTGATGAGTTTTTGACACGGCGGTATTATTTGCCCGATGAGTTTATGTTGTTTATGAACCTTTTGAGTACGATAATACGCCAGCGCAACGATGTTAAGGTTTTTATGCTGGGGAACACGGTAAACAAGTTTTGCCCGTACTTTACGGAAATGGGTTTGAAGCAAGTGCCGTTTATGGAGCAGGGAACGATAGATATATACCGCTTTGGCGAACACGGCGCAATAGTTGCCGTTGAGTATTGCAGCACGATAGTACAACACAAAGCCAGCAACAAGTATTTTTGTTTCGATAACCAAAACTTGCAGATGATTACGGGCGGCAAGTGGGAACTTGCAGTATATCCGCATTTGCCGTGCAAGTACAAGCCGCAAGATGTGTTGTTTGTGTATTATATCAAGTTTAACGATGTAGTGTTGCAAGGCAACATTATACAAGTAGGCAACGAATGTTTCACGTACATACACGCAAAGACAACCCCGATAAAAGATGAGGAAAACAGCCTTATTTATTCGCTGGAAATGAACGGCAAACCGAACTACAAACGCAAGTTGTTAAGTACGGCAAGTTATGTTGAACAACAAGTCGCACGGTTTTTCGCAATAGACAAAGTTTTCTACCAAGACAACGAAGTCGGCGAGATAGTACGCAATTATTTAATTACAAGCGCAAAGACAAACATTGTTTCGCTTAAATGAAAATAACGGCGGTTTGGTGCAAATTTCGTGCCGAACCGCACGTTTTACGAAATAAATAACTACCTTTGCAATAGGAACTAAAAATTTATTGATATGGACGCAAATACTATTATTCAAATCATTTCAAGTTTGGGTTTTCCGATTGTGATGTGTGGGGTGTTGTTTTGGTATATGGTGAAACACCTAAAAGATACGATTGCGGAAAATACGAAAGTGTTAGCCGAATTAACAACGCTTATTAAAGTTTTGACAGATGAAAAGGAAAGATAACATTTACAAGTTGTACCAGCAACAAATACGTGACAAAGATACAGCCGTTACCGAATTTATTGCGAACACGTTGGCGAAAACTCAAAGTATGTTTGAGTATGAGGGTTTGCCCGACAGCATACCGCAAAAGGAATTGGAGCGGCTTTTGCAGACAACGGGCAACGCCTTTGTTACCAGCGTGGACGGGGTTTTGTATGCGCTTTCGGGCGGCAAAGGCGGCGAACCCGATGTTTACGGACGGGCAACGCTTTACACCGTGGCGAACCCTGCATTAAAGTTAAACAAAACCTACGATATACAGAAAGACGGGGTTTTGATTGAGAATGACAGCAACGGCGAAAGCCTTTTGCCGCTTATTGGGCGTTATGCCGTGTTGCATACTGACGGGCTTATTTCGTTGAACACGGCAAGCATTTTGACCCGTATCACTATGCTTATAAGTGCCAGCGATGACAAGACAAAACAGAGTGCCGATGAGTTTTTGCGCAAGATACAAGACGGCGAATTTTCAATTATCGGGGAAAACGCTTTTTTCAAAGGCGTAAATATGCAGACCGCACCGACCACAAACAGCGTGTATATTACGCAACTTATTGAACTGATACAATACTACAAAGCGAGTATGTACAACGAGTTGGGACTAAATGCCAACTACAATATGAAGCGTGAACGGCTCAATTTGGGCGAGGTATCTATGAATGTGGACGTACTTTTGCCGTATGTGGATAATATGCTAAAAGAAAGACAAAATGCAGTTGAGAAAATTAACGAAATGTTCGACACCGAAATTTCGGTTAAACTTGCTTCAAGTTGGGGTTTGGAAAGGGATAATTACAACGCTTTGGCGGCTGATTTGGAAACGGCAAAGGAAAACCCCGACCCGACAGAAGAACCCGAACCGACAAAGGAAACAACCGAAACAGACGGAAACGGAACGGAAACAGACGGAAACGACACCGAAACAGACGGAAACGACACGGAAACAGAGGAAACAGAGGAAACGAAAGAAACGGAAACGGAAACGGACGGTAACGACACCGAAACAGAGGAAACAGAGGAAACAGAAACAAAAGACGATAAGCAATGAAATACAGCGAACTATTTACAAAGGGTAACGGGATATTCGCAACGGTTTTCAAGACTGAATATCCGACAGAGTACGCCGCAATTTTCGGCGATACCGACCCGACCAAGTTAGACGCTTACGCCTTACTGATGTACGGCGGCAAGACCGTTGTAAGCAGCATAACCAGCGACAACGCAAGCGATGTTGTTTCGGCGGTTATTGCGGTAAACGTGCAAGGCTGGGAACGTGAAGCGGCGGCGATGTTAGCCGATTACGATGTACTGACACCCGTAACGGGGCAAGTTGAACGGACGGAAACCGTAACTTTGCAGGAAAGCACCGACAACACCGAAACGGGCGCAAACAAGGCGTTTAATGACACCGATTTTTCAGACAGCGACCGAAAGACCGCAAACGATGAGAGAAACCGCACAGAGGAACGCCAAACAACCGAAACCAGCAAAGGAACGGGCGCAAGCAAATCAATTTCAAGTGAAATTGCAAAAGAATTGCAGTTGCGGCGTGATAATTGGAGAAAAAACATTATCTTTGCACTTGTAAGAGAATTAACAACGAGTATTTACGAATAACTAATTTAATTTTTAGCAATATGGAAGTAAAACAGATTTACACGCTTATTAACAGCGTATCGGGTGAAGTGTTGGGCAAGACTGACATTGTAACCGAGGATTTGACGGGCATTGTGGATTTGGGCAAAGAAGTGTTCAATCAAAATGCCGTGGATAATTACGTAAAATCACTTGTAAATCATATCGGCAAGGTGATTTTCGTAAACCGACCTTATGCGGGCAAAGTGCCGAGCGTTTTAATGGATGCGTGGGAGTTTGGCAGCGTGTTGGAAAAAATAAGTGCCGATGTTCCCGAAGCCGAGGAAAACGATAGCTGGAACTTGACAGACGGAACAAGCTATGACCAAGACGTATTCCACAAACCGACCGTTACCGCAAAGTTTTTCAACTCAAAGGTTACGTTTGAAGTGCCCGTATCAATCACGGAAAGGCAGGTTAAGGAAAGTTTCAGCAACGCCGCACAACTTAACGGCTTTATTTCGATGATTTATGCAGCCGTTGAAAAGTCAATGACTATCAAGGCAGACGCTTTGATAATGCGCACAATTAACAATATGATTGCGGAAACGGTTTTGGCTGATGCACAAGCGTTTGGAGCAACGGCGGCAGGTGATATGGCAGGGGCAGACCTTTCCAGCGCAAGCACGGCACGTTGTGTAAACCTTTTGAAGTTGTACAACGATAAGACGGGCGCAACCACAAAATTAACCGCTGCAAAGGCGATAACCGACCCCGACTTCATACGCTTTGCGTCTTACGTTATGGGTACGTATGCCGACCGCCTGCAAAGCATTTCGACCGTGTTCAATGTTGGCGGCAAGGAAAGATTTACGCCGAAAGATATGTTACACGTTGTACTTTTGTCCGACTTTGCAAAGGCAGCGCAAACCTATCTTTATTCCGACACGTTTAACCGTGGTGATGTACTTTTGCCGCAAGCCGAAACCGTACCTTTTTGGCAGGGCAGCGGACAGAACTACGAGTTTGCCAGCACGGGCAACATTAATGTTAAGGAAAGCGGCGGCAAAGCCGTTGAAATTTCGGGCGTGTTGGGTGTAATGTTCGACCGTGATGCGTTGGGCGTTTGCAATCTTGACAGACGGGTAACAACCAACTACAATGCGAAAGCCGAGTTTTTCAACAACTATTACAAGTTTGATGCAGGGTATTTCAACGACACAAACGAAAACTTTGTAGTATTCTTTATTGAGTAACTCAATAGGTATTAGATTGTTTAACTTTGGGCGGTGTGGGTGCATGTGAAAACGCACCGCACCGCCTTTTTTCTTTGCAGATATGACAACGATAAACTTTTATTCATACAACGGACACCCGAACACGGTAAACAAGCAGTTGGGCGACTTTACGGCGATTGAGGGCGATTTGCGGCAAACTTTCGATGTGTTGCGCCCGACCGTAACACTACGAAAGCAGCCACGCCCGACTTTCAATTATTGTTATATTCCCGATTTGGGGCGGTATTATTTCGTGGAAAGGGTAAGTTTTGAGGGAAACAACGCCTACGAACTTGCATTGCGTGTAGATGTACTCAAAACCTACGAAACCGAAATTTTGTCGGCAACGGGGCGTGTATCTGAAAGCGACAACCCCGACCCGTATATTTCAAACCGTGATACGGTTTACAAGCGCACCCCGAATTTCGAGAAAGTGCCGTTTGCAAATACGGGCTTACTCAATGAAACGGGCGGCATTATTATGGTAACATTAAAAGGAACTGAAAATTAAAAGGATATGGCAGTAACAAACAAAGTACCACATAGCACGGATAACAGCAAGTGGCAGGGTGATAGCGGTTTCGGCGATTATTGGTATTTGAAGCTAAACGCCGAAAAGGGCTACAAGTTTGACGGCGATATTACAGCCGCATACACGGACACCAGCGGAACACCGAAAACGCTTGTTTTGACACCCCGAAACGCTTATAATTTGGAAGTGTGGGCGTATGTGTATGACACGGACGCAAACACGGCTTTTGAGATTACGGGCAACACCCGTTTGGATAACGAGTTAGATGTTACAAACGAGATACCCAACACAACCGCAACGGGCGAAAAGTTGGGAACGTGGCAAGCGAGAGTAACGGTAAACGCAAATGAGGGCTTTACGATAACCAGCGCAAAAGTCGGTTATACGGGCGATTACGGCTACCCCGAAACCGCCGATATGACGATAACAGAGGACGGAAAAACTGCAACGTGGGAAAGCGATGCAATCGAAGTCGATGACGGCGTAACGCTTACGGGCGAAACAGCCAGCGAGGGAACGCCCGAAATGACCGTTATAAACAATATGACGGGAACACTGAAAGAAGAACATACGTATGACGGTGATGTAGCCGCGATAACCGTTGAAAGCAATCATTCGCCAAGATACCGTTTTATAGACCCGAAAGCGACCTACAAAAGCAGCACGGACGGGGAACAAAAAACCGTTGATATGGAAGTCGAGGTTTTGAGTTATTACAGCATTGCAAAAGTGACAATAACCGATTTAGACCCGACCGAACCCGTAACGCTTACGGGCAAGTTTGTAGATGTTGCGCACATTACGGCAAACCTTACAAATTGTTATGCCAACCCACCGTTACCCGATTGGCTGCAATTTGGTGAAACGCTTAACATAAATATCAAAGCGAACCCGAACACCGAATTTCACCCCGATGAGGAAACGGAAAAACCTACATTAACGTGGCAGGATGAAAACGGGTACTATCAATATATGGATTTGACCGTTTCAGAGGATAAACGGACGGCAACGGGTACAAAGGTTTTGGACGCTGATTTAAGCAACTTTGCCGTAAATGCCGATGCGTTCCCCGTGGCGGTAGTCGGCGAGCAGTACGGCGCAATAAACGTGTATTTGGTAACGCTTGACGAGTTGGCAGAGTTTAGCGGTAAACGGTTTTTCAAGGAAACGGCAACAGACCCCGAAACGGGTATGCCGATTTACAAAAACATAGATTTGGGCGCATACGTGAACAAGATACGGCGTATTTACACCAACATAGGCGCAAGCAGCACCGATGTAATACGATGCGGCAACTACAATACGGGCGTATCTTGCCACCAGCCAGCGCAAGACAAAATAACACTTGATTTCGGCACGGCGGTAGTACCAGCGCACAATGAGGACAACACCGACTACGAAAGCGAAATACAAATCTTTTTGCCGTTTGCAGGCTTTGTAAACCTTAACAACGCTTATGCAGGTAAAACGATAGGTTTGCAGTACGTTATAAACGTGGTAACGGGCAACGGGGTTGCGCTTTTGTCCTGCAATGGCGTTGTATTTCAAGTTGAGGAAACAGAGCCAAGCAGCGAAATAATATACCTTTCACCAAGTACCCAAGTTAAAACCGTGGGCGGCGATGATTGGAACGAAATGTTATATTACGGCTTAGAACCTTACATTTATTGCAAGTGGTACGAGAGCGCAAGCAACGGGCGAAACAATGACAGACAAACGGGCATTTTAGGCGATTTCAGAGGGTTTAATGTGTTCGATGATGTTACACCCATACACACCGCCGAAATGCTGACAGAGGAACAAGAAATGATATATGCGGCTTTGTCTGACGGCGTTTATATTGAGTAACTGCAAGGCAGGATAAAAAGAAAGGCGGCAACTTGATTGTTACCGCCTTTTCTTTTCGCTTGCTGATTGTTATTTGTCTTTCATTATTTCAGCACCCGTTAAACCGATGTACAAGTTTGTCGGGTGACATTCGCAAAAGGTTTTGAACCGCCCGACCAACTTTTCAGCCGCTATAAAGTCGTATGCTTGATTTTTGCAGGCAACTTCTTTTGCGAACTTGTTGCGTGTATCACGGTTAAACACGATTTGATTTTCCAGCATATCGGCAAGCGTTTGCATACTTTCGGCAACGCTTTCAAGGTTTGTGCGAATTTCGGGCGCATTTACCGCCAAAAACTCAATGTTTTTCTTACTTTGCAATACCAAATTTTGCATTTCGTTTAACACTTTCTGATTTTCAAAAATTAAATCTGTTGTTTTCATTTTATAAGTATTTAATTGTTTAACACGCTGCAAAGTTAAACAATTTATTTCACCTGCAAGCGGTTGGCGTGTTATTTTGTGTTAAATTATTCTTTTAACTTTGTTTAACAATGTGTTCCACGTGAAACATTTTATTTCGTGCATCGGTGTGGCAGTGTTCCACGTGAAACAATTTCACGGGCGCACACGCATAACAAAAACCGTGCCAAACTTGCGCACTACAAAAACCGTGCCAAAACATTTTTATGAAAGTTTAACACATAGCAAAAACCGTGCCAAAGTGCGCCGCCAAATGTTAAAAAACGGTAATGGCGACCAATAGCAAAAAGCATGCCAAAGTCTGTTAGCGATTGTTAAATATGTGTTGGGATATGTTAAATATGGGTCAGTAGCGTACCT